TGATAGTAGTCCTTTTAATAAAAAAAGACAGGACACCCGAAGGTGCCCCGATATGGCTAACTATGTATTTAAGTTAGGATTGAATTGCTCTGAATCGAGCGAAGAATAGTGGTCTGATTCGTTGTTAAAGAACTTAAGAACGAAGTAGATATAGATACCAAAGATTGATACCTTAAGTAAGAACATAACTGTTACGTAGACAATAACAGCTATTGATGCGATTGATAATAAATCCATTATGTTCTCCAATGTTCAACCAGAGCCCATATGGACTCTGGTATGTAATGGCTACTCATGACTGCCTCGCAGGTTGTTCTGGATTCATGCCAGGTAGCTCTGGTTGTACAGGTTCTGATGGGACTTCGTTGTTAGTCTCATCTCTCACTGCATTTTTATAGTTCTCATCAGTCTGTTCGCCAGTGCTGATGACTTTAGGTTGTTCAGTCATGCCACGACCGAACTCAAGTGCAAAAGTGGATGCTGTTTGTGTCGCCCACTTAGCAACTGGGAGCGTAGCTTTCGCCACGCCCTTTGTTGCACGACCAAGATAATATCCTAGTCTCATTACTTGTTCTCCGTAGAGAATTCTCTACCGAATGCAGTAACAGCAATGCCACCTTGTAGATTCAAATGGTCTTGAATCTCGAACGCTACGCTACCGTCAGGCTTGACTAAGAAGAACTTGAAGATGTTCTTAATCGATGTCATCTTGTAGTATGCAGGGTCTGATTTGTCCTTGCATTTTGGGTCGTAGTTAGGGTTAGCTATCTTAGCGTCCATGTTAAGATTGCCAGCTCTGGATATTGATAATCCGTTACCCTTTTGTGCTTCGATAGTGTCGACGTCAAAGCTCGTCTCGTATTTATTGTTAGCCATAATAAACTCCTTTTATATTAGCTAGTTAACGTGTAAGTAACCTATTACCTACATCATAAAACTATATGGAAAACGACGAATGTCGTAAGCGTTGTAATTAATTGAAACAAGGTTCCAAAAGGTCGAAAGTCGATTGTGTTTTAGAAACCGAATCCGGGTCGGGGGTGGGTCGCTGGCAGACGGGATGGGGAATACGAGACGGGTATATGAAACATTTTTCAAAAAAAATTTTCCCACCAAAAATTTACAAGTTATACACAAGTAAGATATGCTTACGATATGAGCCTAGTAGCAAATCAAGAAATGCAGGTGACCGAAGAAGAAAGAATTGAACTTCAGTCACATTACCCATACGCCGGAGTAAAATTATCCGAGCTTTCTGTCCAGGAAGAAAGATTGATTTTGTTTCATTTAAGAGGACTTACAAAAGCAGCTGCAGGTCGTGCTGCCGGGTACCGTAACATGGACCACGTGTACGAAGTATTTAAGAAACCTAAAATACAAAAAGCTGTTGAGTATCTTAGAGAAGAGATGCGCGAAGAAGTTAAGTTTGATAGAAATACAGCAACTACTATGTATCTTGAGGCCCATCGAAAATCGGCCACCGCCACAGAAGAAAAAAACGTCGTCGACTCCCTATGTAAACTACATGGGTTATTCGCACCAGAACAAGCAACCCAGGTTAATATAAATGTAGACAAGATCCAGCAACTAGAACGACTGCCGGATTCCGAGCTTTTAAAATTAGCTGGAGTAGATACATCTTATTTAGAACCACAAGGAGAAAAAAATGACGAGTAGATACGAAATGGCGGCTAGAGCCAGGAAGAAAAAACGTAAGACAAGTAAGTTCCCAGATATGAATAAGGACGGGAAGATTACCCGAGCTGATATCATAATGGCGGCTAAAAAGAAAAAGAGGAAAAAATAATGGGAACTAGAGTACCTAGAGGTAGCGGTAAAAAAGGTAAAGTAAAAACAGTAGACGAAGTTTATGACGTTATCGACCACGAGCTAAAACCTTACCAACCAAAACTAGTAAATGCTGCATCAATGTCTGACAAGATTATTAGGAAAATGATGAAAGTAGACCCGAGCACCCCGTCCCCTAAACAAGGCAAAACTTACAAGAAGAAAAAGAAAAGGTGAGGGTAGTAGTAACTGGAGCCAAAGGATATATCGGCACCCAGGTAGTAAACCTTCTTTCTCAAAAATCCGGCCTAGAACTTATACCACTAGATATAGAAGAGTGGGACATTCGACAGGCGTCCAAGGATATAGCACCTGATATAGATGTCGTAGTACATTTAGCAGCATTAGTAAAAGTAGGCGAAAGCGTCGAAAGACCTACAGCATATTTTTATACAAACACAGTCGGAACAAAAAATGTTATTAGTAGATTTCCAAACGCAAAAATTATTTTTGCATCTACCGGAGCAGCATATGATCCAACGTCACCTTATGCGCTATCAAAAGTAGCGGCCGAAGATATAGTAAAAGAGAACTGCTCGGACTATACAATTTTTCGTTTTTTCAATGTCGGTGGTCGGACACCAACTAACCCAGAGGGTTTGTACGCGGCAACACAAAACGCAATAGAGTCAGGAACTTTTACTATTTTTGGAAATGATTACAAAACGTCGGATGGTACATGTGTCAGAGATTACGTGCACATCGATGATCTGTGCGCCGCTATTGTAGCGGCAGTCGGGCAACCAGGTACAAAAACTATAGAACCAATCGGCTCGGGTAAGTCATATACAGTTAAAGAATATGTTGACGCCTTCCTACAAGTTAATGGTACACTATTTAATATAGAGTTTGGCGAAAGACGTCCAGGCGATAATGAAAAGTCGGAGGTCCCATTTGTCTCGCGATTTATGGTCCCTACGAAAACAATTTATGACATAGTGAGGATCTAAATATGGCGCATTGTATAAACGCAAAACCTAAGTCTATGAAGATGAAAGGCAAAAAGAAAAAGAAGGGTACTACCAAGAAATCCTACAAAGGAGGAAAGAAAGGTGCCTACTAAGAAAAAATCTAGCAGTAAGTATCACACAACTAAAGATGGCAGAAGAGCCAAAAAAGGTTTGTGGTATAACATAGCTCAGAAAAGAAAGAAGGGTAAACCAATGCGTAAAAAAGGCGCAAAAGGTGCACCTACTCAAAAAGCTATTAAGCGTTCACAAAAAAAGAAAAGATAATGCCTAGGAAAAGAGCAAAAGCTATAAGAAGAACTACTGGTAAAGGTGGTAATTATAGAAAGACTAAGTCTGGCGCAGGGATGACTAAAAAAGGCGTTGCTGCCTACAGAAAAGCTAATCCCGGCTCGAAACTAAAAACTGCTGTTACTGGTAAAGTCAAAAAAGGGTCTAAAGCTGCAAAAAGACGTAAATCTTATTGCGCAAGAAGTGCAGGGCAACTAAAAAGGAGTTCTGCAAAGACTAGAAACGATCCTAATTCAAGAATTAGGCAGGCAAGGAGAAGATGGAAGTGCTAGAAAATATTTTAGGCATCTCGTTACTTATTGTTATGGGCTTGGCGGCATATATGTCGTCTCATATCATATCTGAGCGTAAAGCTGGTAAGCAATTACCGCTACCTTGGGAGAAAAAGCCCAAAAAAAGAGGTAGACCACCTAAAAAACGCAAGTGACAGAGCAAATTAAGCTAGAATGCTATAAGTGTAAGAAACTTTTAGCAGAAAACCTCGTATTACCTAAAGGTTTATGCGTATATTGTGCTGCGGACGAAGCAGATCAGCTTCCGCAGCCTAAAAAACAAGAAAAAGCACAAAAAAAGGCCGAAACTGCACAAATTCGTGCCGAACAAGAGCTCGCGAAGAGAATTTTAGCCCGAAAACGCATGATTCCGTTCGTAGAGAAGTTTAATCCTGATTACCAAGCCGGTTGGGTGCATAAAGACATCTGTAAAAGGCTAGAAAAGTTCAGTCAGGACGTTGCGGACAAGAAATCCCCAAGATTAATGCTGTTTATGCCGCCTCGTCACGGAAAATCGACTTTAGCTAGTATAGCTTTCCCTGCTTGGCACCTCGGGCGTAACCCAGGACACGAATTTATTAGTTGTTCGTACTCTGGATCACTTGCAATGAGCTTTTCTAGGAAAGTTAGACAAGTTTTAAGGGAACCAAGCTATAAAAAGGTGTTTGAAGACACTAGATTAGACAAAGATTCACAATCTGTGGAGTCTTGGCAGACAACATCGGGTGGTGGGTACGTTGCAGCTGGTGTTGGTGGTGGTATTACGGGTAAAGGTGCCCATATTTTGTTAATTGACGACCCAGTTAAGAACAGAGAGGATGCAGAATCCGAAAACAGCCGCGAAGCGACCTGGGACTGGTATACTTCGACCGCATATACACGTTTAGCGCCAGGTGGCGGTATTTTAGTCATTTTAACTAGGTGGCACGATGATGATCTAGCCGGTAGGCTGTTAATGGCTAGTGAAAACGGCGCTGATGACTGGGAAGTAGTCAAATATCCAGCAATTGCAGAAGAAGATGAAGAATATCGTGCAATGGGTGAATCTCTGCATCCAGAACGGTACGACATAGAATCATTAGAAAAAATACAAAAAGCTATAGGCCCTAGAGACTGGTCAGCACTATATCAACAGAACCCAGTGTCTGATGACGGTGATTACTTTACTAGGGATATGATTCAATATTATGACCCACCTGACTTAGATTATGATAGACTTCGATATTATACGGCTTGGGATTTAGCCATAGGTCAAAGAGATAGGAATGACTTTTCGGTAGGAATTACTGTAGGCGTAGATGAATATGACAATATGTACATTGTTGATGTCATACGCGGTAAGTATGATGGTTTTGAGTTAGTAGAAAAGATACTAGATTTTTACGAGCAATGGAAGCCCGGCATTATCGGTATAGAAAAAGGTCATATAGAAATGGCAATTGGTCCTTTTCTACAAAAACGTGTAGCAGAACGTAAATTACATTCTGCGTATTTTAAAGATTTAAAAGTAGGTAGACGTGACAAAGAAGCTAGAGCTAGAGCTATCCAGGGTAGAATGCAACAGGGTAAAGTATTCTTACCCGAAGGTGCATTATGGACGGGCCCAATGGTTGCTGAACTTTTGCGTTTTCCTAATGGCGTGCATGATGACCAGGTTGATGCTCTGGCCTGGGTTGGTTTAATGATGTCAGAGTACGCAACTTTCTATGAGGCACCAGAACATGTACCTTCGTGGAGAGATAGGTTAAACTTAATAGCAAAAGGACCGAAAAAGAAATCGGCAATGAGTGCGTAGTATGGCATATAAGAAAAAAACAAAGAAAAATCTTAACAAAGCAGAAGAACTTACACTAGCCAAACAACAGTGGGATTGTTATACACGAGCGCGTGACCACGGCCACGAAGAATACGTTGAGATGGCGCAAAAATGTGATGCGTATTATAGAGGCCAACAGTGGGATGACTTTGACATGCAACAACTCGATGACCAGGGCAGGCCAGCACTAACAATAAATACAATCTTACCTACAATCAATGCAGTGCTTGGGGAACAAAGCACGAAAAAAGCAGATATACAATTTAAACCTAGGGGTGGCGGTAACCAAGAAGTCGCTGACGTGCTTACTATGGTTTACCAGCAGATAGCAGACAACAACAAGTTAGATTGGATAGAAAACCAAGTATTTTCTGATGGGTTAATACAAGACAGGGGCTGGTTTGATGTGCGTATAGATTTCTCTGACCACATTAGAGGCGAAGTAAGAATAGAG